CCCTTCGATAAAGCTACGCAGTGGCGTCTTGAACGCCTGTTTAACTAGAAACATTCCTCACTCCTTCAGTTGTCGTTTTGCCATTCGATACTCACCGAAAGGCGCCAATAATTTCCATCTTCATCCGCTGTTTGACCCATGCCGATTGAAATATCCCGAAAAATTAGTTTGCCGGAAAGCAACTCTTTCCCTCGGAACAAATCCGCAATTTGCTTTGCATATTGCCTGGCCAACAGGCTTCCGGTTCCTGACGGCACAAAAACATGGATCCAAAGCAATCCTTGTTCACGCCATAGATTCGATACCGAAGATGTCGCGCCAATCGATTGCTGCGCGTATAGATTGCCGCTTATTTCGACATAAACATATGGCGACGGGTCATCAGGCAGATCATAGTTTTCGTTCTCGAACACCAAAGGCACGGCTGTCCAAATCGCGGTAAGAAAATTCTTAATCGCGCTGTAAACGACATCGGAAGACATTGTTATTTCTTTTCGCTAATGACTAAAGCCGGATACCGCAACGGTTGTCCGGCAGCGGTATCTTTTCTGGCGGCAAGCGTTCCTCGGCCAGCCCTAAAAGCACTGCTTTGAAGATTTTGTTTTGCCTTTTTCTTACCGGCACGTCCCTTTAAAACATATCCGCCCGACAGGGTGACATATTTGACTTCGACATTGAACAAACCGCTTCCAAATTTTCTAAAGATCGATTGCCGACAATTTTCAAAAAGACCTTTTGGAACCGAAAACCCCTTTGATCCTACTTGCACCTTTCTGGCGTAAGGCTGCTCGTTAATGATGGCAATTTCTGAATATTTTTCGACATCAGCGAGCGTTATTTCATGTCCATCGGCCAGAACAAAAAAGCTAGTTTGATAATGACCACCTTTTGGCGGCCCTATCACTTTCCATCGTGCCTTTAAAAACGCAACCGCATAGACCGCGACGTCCGAAATCCAATTGAATTGGTAAACAATTGGGCCCGGCAAAACGACCTTGTCTTCATCTTCTCCAACAACACCATTCACAATACGCACAAAATCGGGCGAACCTTCACCACTTTGTAGTGCTTCTGCCAAACTGCTTTTGGCAACTGAAACCAATTTTGCTTTTATAGCCTTTGGTTCAAGACCAGCCGTGGCAATCTTCAAATCGCGGGAAAACGTTTGTGCGCTCATCCCCATCAGCCGCGCACCTGCAAATTGTAACGAACGATTGTCGAGTCAACCTCGACAATGTCGACTTCAATTACCTTCATGGTTTTTCCGCGAACAATGACAACATCGTTCTTCTTGGGCGGTAACGGCCACCCAGCTGCTTCAATTTCCGTATTGCCCATTACAACTTGGCGATCGCCCTGGATAATCCCACCGATCAGCTCATGGGGCTGATAACCCCTAATGGCCGCCAACACAGAAACATCAATATCTATTCCGGATCCGTTCGCCGGTCTGCGCAAAACAACTATAGAGCCCGCGCCAGCAAGAGCGGCTTGAAGCTGTGAAATCATGGTTGTGGTGTCCATTAAGACATCCCCACAACCCTATATTGATCCAGTATTCCGGCTACATTCGGCGGAATGGCTCCGTTATCTGACATACCGCCGACCCAATAATCAGTTTGCATCACGCCAGGAATGTTTACAGACCGAATTGTTGGATCACGACCCTTCGTCAAAAAGCGTGTGCGAATAAGCTCAAGCGTCGCCAACTCAATATCTGCCGGAAGATTTCTACCCGTATCCCCTGGCAATACATAACCCGCCTGATAAGCAACCGTAATGATTTCGTTTGTCCAGCAAATCTTTTTCCCATCATCAAGGCGAAATAGATGCCCCAATGACAAATCGACATACCAATTTAATCCATCGAGAAGCGTTCCGTTTTCATACACGGAAGAAACTGAAACAACGGGCCAGCGTTCGAGCTGTAACAGCTTCACGCCTGGAATTGGCCTGTCTAAACGACCCTGCGGCAAGCGCATTGTTTCCGAGACCGTTTCAAGAGCAAAAACACGGTTGCAATATGTTTCGACCAAACTACTCATTTGATCGATCATCGTTCCTAAAACCGAGTCCTGCGAAGTATCGGAAAGCCCAAGCTCGATTTTTGCCGCATCAAGCGTTGTTAGGTGCCTATTCGTCGCAGGACTGGTTATAGTCAGCATAATTTTACCTTATTTGCTCTCGCCGGATTGATCGGTCGAAGCCGTCTCGCCAGACACTTCAGCGGCCGTTTCAGTCGTCGAAGTCGAAGCGGAAGCATCGTTAGAGGTTTTGTCCGCAGCAGCATCCGTGGATTGATCGGTCGAAGCCGACGGATCATCCTCAACAACTGTCGCCGCCTTGATATTGACCAACACAGATGCAAGGTCTTCTTCTCGATCCCCAATGAGAACGTGTTCTTCACTTTTGTTGTAAGTCGTGACGTGGATCCCGTCGGGAGCCACATCAAGCGTTTTCTTCATGATTATTTTCATGGCTTATCCTTAAAAAAAGGGGGCGAAAGAAACCTCTCGCCCCCTTATCCTCATCCCCACAAGGATAATTACGCTACAGGACGTCCCGCGGCGACGCCCTTGACGATGATGCCGGTATAGACGCCACCGGTCGTTGCTCCCGCTACTGTCGAGACCAAGCGCACGTAACGCTTAATGCCGATGTAACCGACTTTTTGAGCCGTGTTAGAAGCAATGTTGACAAACGAGCCGAGCATATCGCTTGCGGCAACGTCCGTAAAAGTGGCGTTGTCGTCGGATTCTTGCAGCTTCGGTGTGTGCGTACCATCAGTGATGGTGCCCGGCAAAATCACTGCGACAACGCCTTCAAACCCCTTTAGATCAGAGCCGTTGCCGTTCGCAGAAGCGGTACGAGCCGCCGACGCGAGCGAAATGTCGAAGCCAATGTTACTTTTAAGATCACGCATATGATCTTCTCCTTTCATTGTTCGAGAATTAAGCGAGCTTCAAGAGCTTGATCGCTTCGCCATTGACCACACCGCCACCGACACGCTTGGTCGTGTAGAACAAGATGTTTGGTTTCGTGGTCAAATTATCGCGAATGACACGAATGCCGAGACGATCGACAATCGTGTAACCCTTCTTGAAGTCGCCATAAGCAACAGACAAGCTATTCGCGGCAGCAACGGGCATATCCGTTGCCATAACAACGGGCTTGCCCAAAAGCGTGTCAGGAACACCTTGCGGTAAACCAGCCCAAGCACCGGGCTCCCACAGATATTGGCCCGTGGTTCCGTTCTTCAACTGGCGAATGTTCCGCTTAACAAGGCGGTTCATCAACCAAGTTGCATTCGGCTGATAAGGATCCTTCAAGGCGGCTTGGATAGCGATCAAGCTGTCCGTCGTAACCGTTGCCGACGTGCCAGATCCAATCTGTTCAATCTGATCGATGCCGCTCGTACCAGACGCAACATTCAAAAAGCCCAAAGGCTGGCCTACGCCGCTACCGCCAACAAAAGCGGTGTTTTCCAAGAAGGAAAACTCATCGGCAATCTGTCCGCCCAACCATGTTTCAATATCGATAGCATGATCGTCCAGAACTTTCTGCGTGGCTGCGGGCTGCGCATACATTTCATGCACGGGAATGCGCAACATGCCAATCTGCGGCGTGCTTGTTTGGTTTCGAGTGCCTTGTTCTGAAACCCACCCGCCGGTACTGGCGCGCGAAGTACGGCGCGGCTGTTCATAAGCATCCGTGCTGATCGTGATAACCGTCGCAAGCTGACGCATGGGCGACGTTTCAGTAACCAACTGGATAATCTCATTCGAGCGTTCCGGCAGGACAAAATAACCGCCATCAGCATCCGAACCAACGGACATGGCTTTTTCTTGCAACTCACCCAAGCCATTATCATGACCCTTGCGCAAATACTTCTCGAAGGCCTTCTTGTATTCGGCTTGCTGCGGGGGCAGATCCTTGCTTTCGCCGCTCAAACGGCTGCGGCCGGCTTTCGTCTCCGCTGCCAAAGCTGCCTTTTTAGCTTCTTCGGCCGCGTCCATAGCGTCCTGGATTTTGTTGAGCTTCTCTTCGATCAACGGATCGGCGGCGCCGCGCTTCTCGATTTCTTTCAAACGAAGGTCATTGGCCTTTTTGAATTCGTCAAAAGCGGAAAGCATGCCATCGACGGCACGTTTAACCTGACCAATATCCGTTTCGTCCTTATGCTCGATCAGAGCATCCGGTTCATTCATGTTTTTCATCGGTTTTCCTCAAGATGTTGGGTTGATAACCACGCTGGCGCGCTGAATGCTCGCCAACAGCTGGCCGATTTCCCCGTCATCATCCCGATGTTCCGGTTTGGCCTTGAAACCAGACGACGCTATTGCCTTCGCCTGGGCACATGAGTAGCCCCCTTCATCCCGAAGGAACTCCTCAAATTCTCGAATTGTTTTAATGCGTTCATTTCCCGTTTTGACGCCAGTCACGCGCGCATCATCATTCGCAGGAAACGTGACAAGAGAGACCTCAAGCAAATCAACCTGTTTCAATAGGCGAATATCTCCCTTCCACTCACGATCCACGACGCGATAACCGATCGAAAGACCGGACAAGGCGCCCATTTTCATCAGCTCATAGGCTTCCTTGCCTTTTTGTGTTTCAAGAGCGAGGCGTCCTTTCAGCTTTAGGCCAACATTATCTTCGGAAACATCATCCCAAACGCCAATCGGTTCCGTTGGATCGTGCATCCAAAGCATCGACAAAGGTTTTCCTTTGGTCGACAAAGCGGAAATGCTTTTTGAAAATGCTCCCGGAACTACGACGTCACCTTGAAAGTCTGTGACATTAAAAACGGATCCATAGCCGGTAAAAACGCCTTGCTGATCGTCAACAAGTTTCAGCTCGCACCCGACGGGTGCAAGATATTTGTTTTCAGCCATATTATTTTCTCCGAATTATTGTGCTTGATCCGCCGTCGGTTCAAGCTGAGTAAGAACGGTGGTTAAATTGTCGCGCGCGCTAACAATAAGTTTTTCGTTTGCTCCTGAAATAACGCGCCCCATTTTCGATCCATTAGGGTCTTGATTTGTGTCGCCTGAATTTTGCGGAACGACAGGGTTTGCGGAATCAACCATATTCACAGGCTGCAAATAAATTTTGCCGCGGCCATTTGGCAAAGGCGGCAAACCTTCCTTCTTGCGGATTTCATCGACACACAAAAAGCCCCACTGTCGCGCCGTTCCATAAGCTGTATATCGACTGACAATATCCGCACGTAAAAGCTCATCAAGCTCGTGATGGGCGTAAAGCTCTTCTTGTTCATCATCATTGAGCATTTGACAGGCAATCGCCTGTTCCCACCGCACAAGCCACGGCATCAATGTGTATTGAACGAACTCAAGACCTTGATGTTCGATGTTGTTATTTGTCGACCGTTCAAGGTCAAACACAAGATGGGGCGGAACGCGGAAAATTCGGCAAATCTCAATGACCTGGAATTTTCTCGTTTCTAAAAACTGCGCCTCTTCGGCATTCATAGACACGGGCTTCCATTTCAAAGCCTGTTCCAAAATCGCCGTCTTGCCGGCGTTGCCTAGTCCGCCGTAAATTTCTTCAAATTGTGCGCGGATCCGCTCAATAACATCCTTTTTAAGCGTTTGTTCAGTTTCTAAAACTCCACCAATTCTCGCGCCGTTTGAGAACATCCGCGCGCCATGTTCTTCGGTTGCAAGGCCAAGGCCGATAGCTTCGCGCGCAAGACGAACAGGATCCAACCCGATCCAGCCATTCCAACTTGGGCCACAAATATGCAGGATCTCATCTTGCTCAAACTGCGCCCGATTTCCAAAATCATCGGTAATTTCATAAACCAACGAATAATCAGACAAACGCCTGACGTTTACTTGTTGCGGTTGAACCGGGATTAGTTCCGCAATGTTGCCATTACTCAAACGGTTGATAAATGCAAACGCATTGCCCGTAAGAACCATGTGCCACATCATGGTCTCGCGAAACTCAAACGAACTTTGCCAAGGATTTGGCTTGAGCTTCAAAATTTTGTAAAGAGCGTGATCCTTAGCCGCCTGATAGTTTCCATCGCCCAAATCTCTGTTCAAGATCAACGGAAGCTGCGCAACACTTTCAGCTAAGACACGAACACACCCGAAGACGGCAGCGACTTGCACCGCCGTTGTCCAATTGACAACGACACCGCTGTTTGACGTCCTGCTAGCACCGCGTAGGGCGAGAACAATATCATCCAGAACTGTTGCGGACGACTTTTTCGCCATGCCTTTCCATGTGAAAAGGTTTTGAAAAAGTTTCATCCTATCCTCATAAATTTCTTAATTCGCGTATTCGCAATACCATTTAACAAGTGATCGAAGGCCATGCTTCAAAAACTTCTTTTGATCATCAATTGGGTACATATCATCGCAAGCAACTGTCACAAGCACATTGCTACAAACCGAACCGGCAAAACGCAGAGCTTCGCGCCAGCGTTTATATGCAGCTTCCTCTTCGTCAGTCCTATCACTGCTAGATCCATATGGATTGTAGGGACTTCTAACAGACGAATAACTTGAAACAACGGAATGTCTTAACTTGGCTTTCTCATAATCCCGACGAAGCTCAAGACCTGCATCACGTTCTTCTGGTTCGAGCAACCCGCGCGCAACGAAAACATCAAGAACGGATTCGTCAGCATCGCGCACGACACAAATCCCTGCGCGCGCTGTTTCATGCACTTGAAGATTAAGTCGGCGCCATTGTTCCCGTGTTCCGAAATCCGCTGCTCTAACGCAACGCCGATCGCGAGTTGATGGCATCCGACCCATTCTTTTCCCCTTAGACGATAATTAGACCTCGCTCCTCATAAACGCTTCCATCGGCATCACCGAGAAAAGACGCCGCTGCAACAGCCATGCAAAGAGCAACTATTCCGTCAATTCGACCAGTGCTTTTCCGCTTTTCCCATTTGCGATTTCCCGCGGGATCAGGAACAAGAACAGCCGAAGATGAATTGTATGTAAGAACTGGATTTTGCCTGATCCGTAATTTTCCCTGCATCAGAGCTTCTTCCAGCAATTCAACAGATCGTGGCATCCAAAGAAGATATTTTGCACTTCCTCCTTGATACCCCTGACCGTGTCTAACAAGGCACAAACCAGAACCAACAGGTTCGTCCGGGCCTTCCCACAGCCATGTATCGATGCCTAGATCATCCAATTCCCGCTGAAAATCTTCCATGCGCCATTGGTCATAGGCCAATGCTCTCATGTCGTGAGCCGCACTAAGCGTCGCAAGTGATCGCGCCGGATACTGATAATCGATTGCACGTCCTGGCACAGCTTCCAAAAAACCACTTTCAGACCATTCACGATAAGGAACCTTGTCGGCTCTTGCTCGTTCGTCCATCGTGTCGAGCGGCGTCCAAAAATGAACATCCGCATCGAATGTTCCATCGGGTGCGATCCATACGTCAGCGCGCGCCGTTAAGTCGCGCTTGCTCGAAAGATCAAGTGCCGAGAATAATGGGCGACCACGCATTTCTTCCGGGTCAAATTCAACTTGTGCTTTATCCCAAACGTCGGCGCCAACCCAATGGCTTGTTGCGTCTGTCCATTGACAAAAGTTCAAACGACGCACGATGCCTTCTTTCGATGGCATTCCGCGCGCTTGTGTAACTTGTTCCTCTAAATAATCTTCGCGAATGGTGATGCCCAACGTAGGGTTCACCTTTTTCCAACAAGCCTTGTCTTTAAATGGATCGTCGCCTTCATCCAAATCACAAACGAATGAAAAAAACGTATCGTCCTTAATGTCGCCACGACTGACCTTGCATCCGTAGTCGTGATATTCATAACAAACCGATGTCCGGCTTGTTCCGCTATTCGTGATCATAAAGATCAACGCCTGGCGGCGGCCCTTTGTACCGGCGCGCATAAACTCAACAATTGCGTTGGTCGGATGTTCATGCACCTCATCGAGCAACGCACAATGCGGTCGTGGGCCCGATTGGCCTTTACCTGTGTTCTCCGAACTAATCGGCCGGAAAAATGAACCTGTTTCTAAATAGGCAAGGTTCCATGCGTTCAAGCCAGTTCCGGACTTCGTCAGCTTTTGCTTGAGCTTTGGCGACTGATCTACCATCGCAACAGCGTCACGAAACAAAATCATCGCCTGATCGCGTTTCGTCGCGGCCGCATACACTTCCGCGCGCGGCTCATCGTCCGCGACAAGCATATAAATCCCAATGCCGGCGGCTAATGGGCTTTTACCAGATCCTTTCCCTGTTTCGATAAATGCGACGCGAAAGCGTCTGTAGCCGTCGGCATTCTTCCAGCCGAACAAACTTCCTAAAACAAACGCTTCCCAAGGCTCGACATCAAACGGTCGTCCTTCGTGTTCGCCGCCGTTTAACCTCAATACATCGTGGAAAAAACCGATAACCCGATTTGCGGCCACAATGTCCCAAACAAAACCACGCTTCGGGCCATCGACCAAATCATCCAAATGGCGTTTACATGCCGCCCTTATGGATGGCCCGGCAACCGTCTCGCCGGCAATAACTGATCGTGCGTAATCTGTAGCCTTATCAGGCAAAGTATTTTTCTGTCGGATCTTCCGGGTCATTTTCTTCTGCCGCCTTCACTTTCGATCGAGCCGCAGGAGTCAGTCCGAATTCATTTAGCCACGCACGATAGCGGCGCTCTGCGTCGCCCTTTTGAGTGACGGCCGGATGAAGCCGGATCATTTCCCCGCCGGCTTTAGTCGTAACGTGCTGATAACGTCCTTCTTCGGCTATCGTCTGTTGAGCCTCTAAAATTTCGGCGCGCGTTTCACAAAGCTGTTCCAAGGCGAAGCCGTCGGCCTCCGTCAGAACACCCATTCGGAAAAGCAACTTCGATAATTGGTTCCAAGCCTTCTTTGCCCCTTCGGACAAATGGGGCGGCCGTGCCGGCATTTTTCGTTTCGGCTTCGGCTCGTTTTTGGGCATGGCCCTTTTGCCTGGATTGCCCGTCACCAATTTCAGGTGCGTCGGCGTCCGGGGATTTGCCATTTACCCTTTTTCCTTTCAACTGCGGTTGTGCGAATTGAGGCCCCACACGGTCTTGGCCCCTGTGGGCCGTGAGGATTTACACCCCCTATCCCCTCCGTGTTGGCCTGTCATTGCGCTGCGCTTCTGTGCCCGCTGCGTCGGCACCTCCGAACCAATGCCTCATCACGCGCCATCTGTGTGGCTTGTGGATGCCTTCGCATTCCACGGATGATTAGGGTCGGTTGGTCGGCCTGTCGTATCGCATCCGCGCACGATCACGCGCACATACTGTGCGTTGCGCCTATTGCCAAATCCACCATCATGTGTTGCTGTCTTGGCGCTGTGGCAATCATGGCAAAGCCATTGCAGATTTGTCGGGTCGTCAGTTCCGCCAACCGCACGCGCAATCCTGTGATCTAGGTTATGCCTACTTGTCCACGGGGCACCGCAACAAACGCATGGCGTTTTAGGGACAATCGCACGAAGGCGACGCCAATCGGGCCCGTAACCACGCTGCGCGGCGGTTGGTCGGATCATATTTTTTCGTGTTGAAAATTGTTTGTGCAGTGCGCGTACGCCTCTGCGATCGTATAATTCCTTTTACCATAAAACCCTCACAACCCTCACAACAAAACCCCGCGCAGGGTAGTATTGAATCATTTCATATAGTTAGACCCCATAAAATTCACGAAAAGCATCGTTTTTATGATCGCTCTTTTCCAATCAGCGCGCAATTTGGTCTCGCCATAGCCTGTTTTGTACTTGATTGCGTCCCACTTATCGCCAAATGCGCGCCACCAAATCAACTTGGTTTCGTATGGCGTTAGTTCGCTTTGCTTTTTAATTTTTAAAAACCAATCGACAACCTCTTCCATCTCATCGATCTCTTGACCTGTCGGAATAGACTTCACATGCTTCGATGGTTCCCAACCATAAGCCTCGTTTGCGCTGTAGATGATCGTCGGCCAATTGCTGCGATAGCCACGCACACGCACAGGCGGCAACCTGCGCAGTGTTTCAGCCGCTTGATCGATACGATCAGAGATTTCGACAACATCAAATCTTGTGTCTTTTCTCTTCATTTTGCACCTTCGTAAGTTTGTGAATTTCTATTCGCCTTTGGCAATCCATGATCAGGATATGCAAGCCTGGCGTGGCGTTCGCAGTAGCGACAGAAATCAACAATCGGTTCACCACAGCAAAGCGGATGTCCTGCTTTGCCTCCATCGATGGGCCAACGGCATTGATCGTTATTCACGGAAGAAAGCGGGATACCGGATCCGGCAAACAAACTAGCGAACGGGGTCATGCCACACCCCCTACAAACGAAACCTGTGACGAAAGTATTTTTATTTTCGTATGACGAAAAAACTTTGTGCGTGACCGCTTTAAAAAAAATCTATGACCAATGGCATATAACCCCCAGACCATTCCCAGTATGGGGGGTATATATCCCCGTAGGGGATATACCCCGGATGGAAACGCCGGAAACGTAATAAAATCAATGGGTTGTACTGGTAACGCCTTTGGTAACTGGTAACGGCTAATTATATGATTTATATAACTATTTCCCGTTACCACTTTTTTCGTTACCAGTGGTAACGATGGAAACGGGAACGGATTAGAGACGCGAAAAGCAGATTTCAGACGCCCGAAAAGACGACCAACGACATCCCAAAACTCGACCATGCTAATTACTTTCATAGGCTTTTGCTCCCGTCGAAAATTCTCCAACACCGATCGCAAACGGGCCCTTTGGAACGTCGAGCCATTGAGCTGTCTTGCTCCCCTTCGCGACAGCTTTGACGATCTTTTGATCATTCAGAAGCGTCTGAACGATGGCCTCTTCGATCTTCCGACGACTTAGATCTTGAAGTTCAGTGGGAAGCTCGTTGCGTCTGGCATAAAGGCTATTTGGCCCGTGTTGCGTGTAAGGCATGCCGTCTTCGGATGCCTTTTTGATTGCTGCAATGATTTGAATAGAGACTTCGTCAAGATCGAGCTGCGAACCTCTCAATTCAGCTGTACGATCGACCAACAAGCCCGACACAGGCGCGCGAACGAACGTCCGCACCGTTTCATCCGCCGGAGCGTTTGACTTCACCACAGAGCCCTTGCAAACAGTTTTGCGTGTCCAATCAACGGACAGCTTGCGACAAACGCGCTTGCCTTCGTCTTCGGCCGCTGACCACATCGCGTAAACCCAGCGCAACCCATCGACCAGGGCCGAGGATCCGCGCACCATGTCACGGGCTGTTTCCGGCGTTATCACGTCTGTCTTGCTGCTGCCTTTCGTCATGTGATGGCAGACCATTACGGCCGCGCCCGTTTCCGTCGCAAGAGACGCAAAAAGCCCGGTAACGAAAGCGCCAACGGCAGGATCCGCATTAATGTCGGCATGAACGAAGCTGGCAAGCGGATCAAAAACAATTAGGCGCAAATCTTGAATGGCAAGAAGTTGCTGGCGCGTCGCGTCCCATAATGGCGTCGTGTGTGGGCCATTGCGACCAGTCCCGACAAATGGCATTGGGCCACCGGCATTCGGCAAAGGCACAATGAAAAGTCGAGCATCAGGCGCATCGCGCCGACAATCTGGATCCAACCGATCAAGACGACGGTGCATTTCGTCCTGGTCGTCTTCGGCCGTGAATATCACCGCGGCGCCATGATTGCGAACAGGCCCGCCAAATGCGCATGAAGATATGTCAAGGATCCCGCCTGACGGATGCACGGGACAGGCCACCTTGACAGCAAGATCGAGCGTCAGAAGCCCCTTGCCAACGCCACCAAGAGCCGCAAGCATGCCCGCCGTGCCAAGTGGTATAACGCCTTCGACAAGCCACTTGTAACCACGCGCCTCGCCCTTCTTGAAGCGTTTGGCAGCCCAATCAGTGATATTGAAAGGCAACGCTGGCGCTGGGGCTTCGGTTGGCGCTGGCGACGCCTTTTCTTGGGCCTCGGCGACGTACTGGGACAGGTTGATGCCTTCGACAGCCGCGTCGGCCGCATCCCATCCTTCTGCCTTGCCTGGCGGTATCGGCATAATCAACACGCTGGCCGCTCCGGCCGCCCTGATCGCTTGCGCGGCTGCAAGAGCATAAGACATCCCAGGCGGATCGTTATCAGGCCAGATCACGACCCTCTTTCCGGATAACGGCGACCAGTCTGTTTTCTCTGTTGGCGCCTTGGCTCCGCCCATTGCGCTTGTTGCAGCAATGCCGGCGGCAATCAGCGCATCCGCGGCTTTCTCGCCTTCGGTTAAAATCACGGTGTCCGATGCAACAACGTTCGGCATGTTGTAAAGGGGTCGGTTGCTTTTGGGGGATTCCCACTTACGATCAACGGCGTTCCATATCTTAAACGTCTTTTTCTGTTCGCCCTTGTCGTCAACATATTCGTGACGATAGACGACAAGCTGAATGATGCCGTTTGCATCGGTGTAGTTGTATTGCGCGGTTGGCGCGCCAAGTTCGATAGCTGGCTTTTTGGTTCGCGGCCGATCCTGAACATGCAAATCGTTCATGCTCAAGAAAGACGCAGCATCTTGAACAGCCGTCGGAAAATCAACACGACGAACGGCTTTCCAAATATCAATCAGATCGCCGAATTTTTCGCCTGTGGCAAAATCTTCGCCAACGCCCATCTTGTCTTTTCGCGTATTGATCTTGAGGCTGTTGCCGGCGCGGCCAGTCAGATCCCCACAAACAAATTCATCGCCATCAAAGCGTCCGCCTGGCAAAAGATGGAAAAGGACAGACTGATAATTGTCTTCCAACTTCCCTTTGAGCAAGTTGACGTCAATCTGTGGTTTCTCGCGGATTTGTCGCGCATCATTGAAATCAAGGACTGTCATTGCTGCCAGCACCGTTTGAAATATGGACAGAACTTGCAGCCGAAATGCGTAGAATTAGCGGCCATGCGCGGCATCAGGATCCCGGCGTCTGTCGATCGCAAGATGTCAACGGCTTTATCGCTCGTGCTTTGAGCAAGAGCGGTGTCGAACGGAACAAGTTCGTGATAAAGCTCTTCGGTGTTTTTGTTTAAGGCAGTAAACAGCGCGGGATTTTGAGCAAGGTCAGGCATATACCCTTGATAAAGAGCCACCTGCGCCGCATAGATCGGCTTTGAAACGGACAGTCCTTTTTTAGAAACGTCCTGCCAGTTTTTTTCATTAAGCGCCTTATGTTCCCACAAAGCCGGGTATTTCATCCAGCTTGGGCCATCCACCAAAACGCCATCTATATGTCCGCTAATGCGGCCTTTTGCGACAGAAAATCCGAATTGCTGCCCGTTGGGCTTTTCTGTGAGCAATGTAAAGCCAGCTTGTCGAAACCACTTGACAGATAGTGCCTCGAATTGATGCCCGGCGTCAAAAATGCGCAGTTGCTTGCCCGTAAAGTCCGTATCAGGATCTTTGGGCGTTCTCGTAAATTCGTATTGAATATGGCGCTTGCACTCGTGCCCAAGCATAGAAGCGCCAAGGTAATCGCGTTGTTTTTCTTGTTTCTTGGCAGCGATCATGCCGACATCGATCAGGTCGTTGATCCTGTCTATGATCGGGGCCGCTCTTGGATCGTCCTGCGGAAGTGTCGCGCCATGATTAAAATCCAACATCAGAATGGCACCTCCGGGCTACCTTTGCGCATTTCAGTTTGATAGGCCTCCACAACGACCTCGATCAGAGCAAGAACCTGATCTTTCGTGTACGCAGACAACGGCTTGTCCATGCCAATTTCGGCAACGCATTCGCCGAGAGGCTTCAAGCACGATTGGATTGCGGCGCGTTCAAAGTCAGTTAGGTCAACCATGCCGTTTCCTTTCTTGAAAAGAGCCGCATACAGATTTAGACATTTCATGCTGCAAAACTTCGCATCTTGTTGATTGCGAAATCCGATCAATCGTGGAGAAAAACCAAAACCACGATCTTTGCGAAGACAAATTGCGCATGTCACTTTTTCCTCTTCTGTGAGGAAATTTTTGTTTCAGAAAAAATCTTATTAAACTTGTCTAATAAGTCCTGTGAGAAAGAAATTTGCTTTTTTATAGTTTCAAGCATCTCATTCTTGAAATTTAGAACCGCATTTTCTACTGCTTTTGTTGGATTTACGCCTCGTCCATGAAACCCACCACAATAACGCTCTGAATATAACGGATGCGACACTTCTGCCTCGAAAGCACCATCTCGGAAGTCAAGACGTTTAACAATAAATTCTGGAAACGGGTTTTTCCAATTATCCTGTTGTTTGGTTTTCACGCTGCCCTCCCCATAGTTGCTTCACCGACCAGCTGCTTGATCCGGCCTTTGTTGAAACGGAAATTAAGCAAGCAAGACGCGCGATATTTGGTCATACTGAAATCCAGCCGCGCTTCTTGGCCGAGCAAGTTCAGTTGCTTTTCACTTGCGGGCTCGTTTAGCCAACGGCGAGTTTTATACGCGCTTTCACTGCTTTCATGTTCGTTTAGAAAGTCGTCGGCAACGGCCATCATCACAATACGATCGCCGGATCCAAGACGGTTCACCTGACGCTCATAACCCCCAATCGCATGCCAAAGGCCATCGAGCCAAAACACGGCCGCCCAAGCAACAAAACCAGACGCCATAAGCGCGGCATCGTCTCCAAACAAATCGATCCACCGAAAGCTGCTTTGTTTCAGCAAGTCGATTTCGGTTAGAGCAAAATTTTCAAGAGGCGGCCGATCTTCATCTTCGCTGTCGGAACTGGCTGGGAACTGATAGCCGCAAAGCGCGCATTCGTGAGAGGAAAGCGGAACTATGGCTTTGCATTCAGGGCAAATCTTTGTTGGGGCTTCGCCCTTGCGCTTTTGTCCGTCAAGGTTCACATCTTGCTCAAGAGAACCATGCAAAATTGTCGACGTTCCAAAATCCAGAACGATACAATCTGTTTTAATAAGACCAGGAAATTCGTTCGGATCCACGGTGCGCAAACCACGACCGATCATTTGGATCATTGTTGATTTATACGAGCTTGGACGCAGAAGAATGACACATGATGTCGGCGGATAATCCCAACCCTCTGTTAAAACAGCGACGTTAACAATGACCTGCGCGGATCCTCTTTGATATTTGTCAAGCTGCGCTTTGCGTTCGCCGTCCGACATATCACCATGAATAACGACTGTCTCGACTCCGGCCGCGCTAAAACTCTCAACAACGTGCAAAGCGTGTTCAATTGTCGAACAAAAAACAACCGTCTTTCGGTTCCCGGCTTTTTCGCGCCAATGAGTAACGACCGCTTCCGTCACGATCGGCCTATCCATAATCTTGGCGACTTCGTTCATATCGAAATCGATGGCCGTTTTGCGTACCTGGCGCAATTCGTCTTGCACACCCACATCGACAACAAACGTGCGCGGCGGGACAAGATGGCCGGATTTAATAAGCTCTGAAAGCGTGATTTGATCGCCGACATTGTCGAACACGGGGCGTAAGGCTTTTTTGTCGCCCCTATTTGGCGTCGCTGTAAGCCCGAAGATCATAACCTTCGGGTTTTTATCTTTCGCTTCATCAATAATTCGGCGATAGCTGTTTGCCGCTGCGTGATGAGCTTCATCAATCACCAATAGATCCAGCGGCGGCATTTTTGCCAAATTATCAGGGCGGGCCAATGTTGGCACCATTGCGAATGTCGCACGACCGCGCCAAGATTTGCTGTTGGCGTCGTAAATCGACGTGCTGATCGCTGGATTAACGCGCAAAAACTTCTTGATGTTCTGCGCCGTAAGTTCGTCGCGGTGCGCCAGAATTGCGGCTTTACCGCTCGTCTCATGTAGGATCTTGCCAGTCGCAGCAGAAAGCATGATTGTCTTGCCGGCACCCGTCGGAGCGACGCCAAGCGTATTGCCTTTCGCGTTTAACGCTGCAACGCAATTTTGCACAAAAACTTCTTGGCGTGGGCGAAGGAGCATTACTTGTTTTCCTTCGTGCTTTTCGCGCCTTGTTCATATGCAGATTCCAGCGCCATCCTAAGGCGACGCTTAAATTCATCCTGCCTACCGAGTTGCACACCCAAAATAAGCAAAGTCTCAAGCCCCTCTATATCGACAGGGCCTTTGAGAGATTTAATTTGAAAATCTTTTGGCAGACGCATTTATCCCTCTTGCGGCTAAAGGGGATTGAAAGGAGAGATGGCGGAGTTCGAGGCCTCCGCCACCGTAAAATCACCGAGCCCAAGCGGGCACAGCGCCTCCCTGCGTCGTATTTGCCGGCGCTGCGCCAGTTGCGGCCGGAGCTTGTTGCTGGGCCGGAGGCACAGCAAATCCCTGCGTAGGCATCACGCTTGCCGGCTGGGGCACATAACCAGGCTGCGCACCGTACATAAGTTGAGCGTATTCGGGGTTTTTGCGCGTCAAGACCAAAGACAGCTTGTTCTTGTCAGGGTTGTTGTCTTTACCAACTTCAATACCGATCTTGGCAACGATGTTTAAGCCATTGAAGGCACCGAAATCTTGCGTCACGCGCTTTTGGCGCGCGGCGGGGCTGTCGTCGTCCGGATCGATCCCATAAGCACTATCGAGCATGGCGCGAAGCGTTGCCTTCGTGATCCCCCAGCCCTTCGACTGTCCGTGTTCATCGAGCTTACCGCCTGTTACGGTCATGTTTTGCCAAAAACGCCGCTTGGCAAATGGCCCTTCGATAACGATAAACTCGAAGCTAAGATATTGAACATCGCTCGAATTGCTTTGTGTAAGCCATCCGCCAGGGCCTACATTGCCAGGGCGGATATTTGCCACGACCTTGGCGATCGTGTTCTTAGGGATAACCTCACCGGATTGTTGTTGTCCGGCGTCATTGAAATCAAGTGCTGATTGCTGATACATTTCTCTCTCCTTTGTGCTGAATTAAGCTCTCTAGGCTTCGGTTGCATTGGAAGCGGCGTCGGTAGGTTGTGGCCTGGAAAACTCCAACCGTTCCGATGCCGTCTTGGTAAGAGGCTGCATGATTTTGTTCATCAGCTTGCCCAAGTGCGGCTCCTCGATCATGTCAAGGCGGCCGCTCCGATCCTTTGCCGGATAGCCAAATGGATTGAGCGTGTGGCAAACAAAGGCGCGATATTTTTCTCCGCCTTCGGTTTGCATTTCGGTCATGCTAACGACCTGGTCAACAATGCCAGGCAGTTCGAGGCCCGTTTTGCTTCCGTCGATTTGTGGCTGATAAACCTTCCGGTTAAAGTCGTCCGTCTTCTCGTCAAGGATTCCGACAAACCAGACGTTTTTGCCGCGCGTGTGCTGTAGGTGTGTGAGCCAACCAATCATTTCACGCCCATGCAGCCCATAGGCGCCGCGCGTGTCGGGTTTGCCGGTCTTTTCGCTGAATGCTTCCGGCTGACCGCTGCACCATTGGAATGACAAGCGCGCTGCGACAGTGATACTATCGACAAAGATTGTTTCGTATTTGTCGAGCTGTGCCGGATCGCCTAATTGCTGACAGACATAATCATAATGCGACTGGCTAAAAGGTTGATTGTCGCGCAACGCAGGATTTGGGCCGCCGATAAATGCCGCGAAGTCTCGGCATTCTTGCCATGTGCGTGGGCGCAACGTGTCGCCATTCCATTTCTCGACTGCCAGATCTCCGGCTTCCAAATCCATGAAAAGCGTTGTTGCTGGATCCAGCGTCCAAAGAAGACTTGTCTTACCGATACCAGATTTGCCGAAAATGCAGCCTTTAATGCCGCGCTTTTCCGCAAGTCGCTGGTCGGCCGTGATGATTTGCAAGGCCATGTTAATTGTCCTTTTTTGTGGGGGTGATGATGTAGGTAGCTTTCCCAGGCACGACGGAACGCGCAGGATCTAAGAGTTTCTTTATCTCCGGTGGCGCCGCCGAATATTTTTTTTCATCCACCGTAAATTCTGTTTTTGCGTAGTGCTTGGCTGTATCGTTTGGCATAGCATCAAGCGCGGCGATCAATTTGGATTGATCCCACTTAACCGTTTTTCCTTTTTTCGCCTCGATGTCGAAGTTGCCTTCGAGAACATGGACAATCCCCGTATCCTTACCTTCTTCGACACGCATCTTTTGCGCAGCTTCACCATATTTGCGATCGAGCGCGGCCGTTAGAAGCTCCGAACGCTTCTTCATCATGCCCATTGCTTCGTTCACTTGGCTTTGCAGTTCTGCCAGTTCTTCCGGAGAAAAAGCCACTATTGCGGCAACATCGGCCCCGTCCAAAATTCCCAAATGTAGGTTGTGCAGGTTCGTCATTTTATGACCCCATATTGTTGGCCATAAAGCGCGATCATAGCGGCTTCCGCCAATCCATCGTCTTTATGGCGCGCCCAGTGATGGGCATAGGTTGGCATCAGCTGGCTGGCGCGGTTTCGTGAGTCGTCCTTATTTTTGCTAACCTTTAGGGCGCGCTTCCAAACAACAGGTGTCACAAGCGTAATTGGAAGAAAATATGCCGCGATAATTCCTTTAATCGCTCCAAACCCCTCACCAAAATTAAACGCGCTTGTGACGCCCATTTGTGGACTGGACGAAACATATTCGAGAAAAACCTGCACCTTGCTTTCATCTTTGGTTTGGTCATCGATCATGGCCGCAAGATCCGTCAAATTTAGAATTTGACGTGATCCATTTCCTTTGCTGATTTTAAAAGTCGGCAAAGGTTCAACGCGCATCGCTTCGTTTTTGCGAAATGCAATGCCGCCGTGCAAGCCAGGATCGATGCCAATCACCAACATATTAAGCGGCCTTCTTCCTGCGCGCGACGCGCCGATCGTTTCGACCTGCGGCTGTATTATCGAAAACAGACTTGTCGCTATTGTCGTTTGTTTCGATAAGAGAGAGTTGGTCTTTGTCGATCTTGGAAGGTTCGCGTTCGCCGTGATAAGATGCCTTGTCCGTGACAATCAAAAGAATTGTCTTGCCCTGACTGTCCATCAGGTCATGGCGTAATTCATCGTCTTTCGACAGCTTAACAATGGCCTTGATCCCGTCTTTAACCGCAACGGATTCCAATGCGGCAATGATAGTCGGGCGACCGTCGGCGACAATGATGTCGACCGCTTTGTTGGCGGCGTCTCTTGCGGCAGCTTCTGCCTTTGCCACGACATCTCGTTGTTCAAATTCGGACAACTGTTGCCAAGGCTTTTGAATGCCATGCTTCAAAACATCCAAGATACACTCACGGATGTCGCCGGTCATTGTCTCGCGGGCGATCTCAACAGAGATCGGTTTTTCTTTTTCCTTTTTAGTTTTTTTGCTCATTTCTTTGTTCCTTTTTTGTGGGGATTTGTGGCGTGGACATAACTTTCAAGCGCGCAAAGAAGATGTCTCGCCACGGGCAAAATGCGCGCTTTTTCTTGATGATCGACACGGCCGTCTTCCAATGCGTCGGAAATTTCTTTGAGTAAACTGACGGTCTTGGAATTGAGCATAAATTCGTTTGTTTCTTCAGCTGCATTGATCCAATGGGCACCACCCATCCCGATCATTGCCAAAACACTGTTCACAAATTCAGGCCCAAAAAATGCGAAATAGCGCATCAACTTCGTACCGTTAGCGCCGGCGTCACCAAGAATGTGAGCGCGGATCGTGCGATCATCAATGCCGGTGCCTTCTGAAACTTCGTCGTATTTTCCAGGCTTGATAAATTCGCGCATCACTTCGGCTTGCTTGGCGATGAACAATTCGGTGGTTACGGCATGCGGATTTGTCATGGTTTTGCACCCCTGCTCGTGAGATTCTTTTTGTGTTGGGAGGTTGTTTTTGATTTTTTGAGGTCTTCGGGCGGATAAAGATCAGGGCGCCAAACATGCCGGGGGATTCCGGTCATTGCCTCAAGTGTGAATACACGGCAGTCCTTGACCTTGCGTTTTCCGTTAAACAAAAGAGAGACAAAGCTCTGTGACAACTTGGCTTTTTCGCCAAATTGCTCTTGGTTGAGGCCTAAGCCCTCTACATATTCGCGTAGCGTTTGCATGACGCGAATATGACGTTTTGTCATTCTAGTGTCAATGACAATTTGTCATTTGATGATTATTACAATTTGTCATAAAATGGGTGCCATGAAAAACCACATCAGAGAACTTCGCGAAGCGGCTGGCATTAGCTCAAAAGAGCTATACGACGCTATTGGTTGGGAACAATCCAGGTTTTCGCATCTTGAAAACTGCAAACGTAAGCTGTCTTACGATGTTGCAGTAAAACTTGCGCGTGTCCTGAAATGTTCGATTGAAGATTTATATGAAGCGAAGGACTTTGAACAATTAAAGTTGGTAGCCCCTCCCTCTTATGCGGACGTGTTGGCGGCAATCTCTGTTGAGGCAGCGGCTCGAGGCGGCAAGAAACCTTCCGAGGAGTTAGCCAAGCTTGCTGCACAAAAAGTTAGCGCCTGGCTTAAACCCGATCTCGAAAAAGGAAATATCCCATCTCCTGAACTTATAATTCGCACGGCTCGCCTCTTACTTGGCTCTAGCCAGTCGCGAGACTCCGAGAAAAATCAAGATCATTGATTTTTTCCATTGCGCGCTCTAGGCGCTCATCCGGGGAAAGGCGCAATAAATCCATCGTCTCTTGCGTTCTGACCATTTCTTCCATCATCTCGACAACACGCATTGCTTCGATTGGCCCATAGCTTCCTTTCAGAACATTAAAATCTAAAGCTTCAGACATCGATAATTTCCTTCCTATTTTAAAAATGTTTAAAAAAATTAATTCGACAATTCAGTGATACAAAAATCGACCAAAAATCGGATTGCCTCGTTATAATCTTTTTGTTTGATATTCGAGACGCCCCTCACATCGAAACAAGCCGACACCATCGACTCCACAGACGTTTCTTGAACGTTCAAATTTGCAGCGGCGTAACTAACAAGAGCCTTTATTGATTTAACCCCATCGTGATCAATTGGCTTAAGACTGTTAGCCGACATCCGCTCGGCAACTTGCCAAGAAGCGCGGACGATTGGCATCACCTTAATTTCGGGAACGCTGGCGACGAAATTGTCCATTTCAGCATCAGAGACTATCTTAACCTCCACTTTATCGTTCATGTTAAAATCTCCTAAAAAATGTAATTGGTAATCAGATGGGCTAAAACTACCCATAAAAGGTTTCATAAATATTAACGTATCATCTTTTTTGCTTCCATACACTAAAATTTAGTGGTATGAAACTAATATAAAGTGCTAGACTACCATAAAGGGAAAAGAACATGCCAAAAAACAGCAATGCAAAGGTTTTAGCTAAGCCATCAATTACACCGGAACAGATCCGGGCGGCTATGGCAATCCTCAAATGGGACGATAAAGACCTGTCTGCGGCCGCAAAAATAGGCTCCACGACGGCTTATAGCATGAAGATGGGCAATCACAGCCCAAGGGCCGACCTGCTACGTCAGGTCAAAAATGCCCTTGAGGCGGCCGGCATTGAATTTATTGCTGATCGTGGCGTCGCTTTGCGGCGTGACGCTCTTGAAGTTATCGAAGGCGAAGGTTGTTATACGCGCCTTATGGAACGGATCCTTTCCTTAATGGGGGATCGACAAGAAGACATATGTTTTATCAACACGCGCGACAATCTTTCCCCATCGGACGTTAACGCGCTTGTTGAACAAATGCGCTCACGAGGAATGACCACGCGCTTTATTTGTGAGGAAGGCGATTTAACGCAAACATTTCCGCGCCGTGATTATCGATGGATGCCGACGCAGTTTTTCAACAACGATGTGCAAGTGATTTTTGGCGAATATGTTGGCACCCTCATCAACAAAGGTGAAGCGGTTTATCTAATTCACAATGCTTCGTATGCCGAAACACAGCGCAAAATTTTCAATTTTGTTTGGTCTAACTGTAAAATGCCCATAGAGAAAAAAGATGACTGATACTTTTAAGGTTCGTTTTAATTCCGATCTGTTGCATTCTTCCCAAGCTGTTTTATGGGTTAGTGTCGGTGGCGGCCGCGATTTTGATGGCGACCGTTTCCTGACCGTCGCGAAATGGGCAAAGGAAACTTTTGATCATGTATGGATCGACCTGGCCGACACCGACAAGGCAATAAACTATCAAGCCTTTGATGGCATGTCCGCTGATAAGGCTTATCATACAGCAAAAGCGGCTGGCGATCTTTGGCTTGTTGCAAATTCAGAAGCAGTTGATTTGATTGGAGGCGAAAATGTTATTCGTTTCGACCACTGGACAGCCTCGCCAGATCATGCCCCTTTTAGAGAGACTTTAACGGATATATACAAAACGGATCCTCTTTTTAAAGCGACTGTTGATGCCGATGCTTGGGGATATGTCCAAAAGAAATCCACCGACCAAAACATAGATCAGCAACGCTCTTGCGTTTCATATATTCTCAATGAAATGGCGGCTTGTTGCGTTCGCGCGAACGAATTGCGCGCGACTTGTGTTTATCCGTCCAAACAAAAAGAAGCCTTTCGACTTGTTCGAGAACAAATCATAAAAGGTGCTCCAAAAGAGCTTGGTTTAGAACCCTATCTTCCGATCAAGGTTGAACACAGGAAAAGAGCCGACAAGATGTTTGCGGCTAGTTAAACCGTTTCCGATTTTGCTTCGTTCTTTTCTACCGGCTTTTCTTTTGTTGGAAAGCGCGATTGAAGCGTCGCGCCTACCCACATAACGGTAGCTGCGATACAAAATCCAGCGCCCAAAACAGCGGCCTCTATATTGCTGATCGCAGCGGAAAAGTTGAACGTATCAGTTCCATGCGCAGTTGGCGGACTAAACGACGTAATAATCCCGAACAGCGCAAAGATGTAAAACAGGATCGAAAAGAATCTCATAAGTTTTCCCCGTCAAGCGATCTCAATAGTCCTTAACAAATAAGCACTTATCAAAACATTACGCAAATA